TGGCGCAGGTCTAGAGCCCGCAGGCGAGCCCACAGCGCATACTTCTTATCGAGCATGGCAATGGCATCAATGAATGCTTGCCCGCCACCCTCAATCTCTGGTGGTTCCTGCCAGCAAGCGTTAACCGGCATCTCGATAACGGCTTTTGCGATGCCGTTACGACGCCACATGTTCCAGTGCTGGTCGAAAGTCACCGTGTCCGGGTATCCACCTACAGACCATGTGTCTATGCGCTGGTTTGATTGGTTGTAGTGTCCTGTAAGGTCATACCCAGGCAGAAAGCTGATGCTCCTGCCCTGCGAGTTCATTGCAGCCACTCTGCGTGCTTGTCTTGATTTGCGTGCCATGCGTGCATCCTCTTGGATTGTGTCAATAGTTTAACATTTACAGAGCAACTTTCTGAATGGTGACGCATGTCACACAGCCACGTTTGACACTACGATCTCGCACGCCTACCATTTACACAGGCACACAACGGAGAAGCCATCATGATCATCTACGAATGCCACGTCAAAGGACTGACAGCAATCAACCCGCATGTTGCAACTGAGCATCGAGGCACATTTCTCGGCGTATCAGATGACTGGATGATCGCGCACCTCAAAAGCCTGAATGTTGATGCCGTCCAGCTGATGCCAGTCTTTGATAGCCACGGCACATACTGGGGCTATGACCCGGTTTCGTGGTTTGAGCTAAATCCTAAGTACGGTACGCTGTTCCAGTTTATGCAGATGCTTGGACGACTGCATGATGCTGGCATAAAGGTGATTCTCGATGTGGTGTACAACCACACTCACGGAAAGATGCCTGGCGTTGAGTACTACGACTGGGATGTTACAGGATGTGGCAACACCGTCGACGTGTGCAAGTCGCTGCCTACAATAATGAAGTCCATGCGCTTCTGGCTTCGCACTATTGGAGTTGATGGAATGCGCTTTGACCTGGCCAACGTTCTTGGCCGCGAAGGAGGGAACTTCAATCCTGATGCCGAATTCTTCACTGCAACAAAAGAGTTTGACGATAAGATACTGATTGCAGAGCCATGGGACTGTGCTGAGTACTCGCTTGGTCGATACCCAGGACACTGGCTTGAGCTCAACGGCGCATTCCGTGACTGTGTTCGCGGGGGTCGCGAGTATCGTGGCAGCCATGTTCAAGCTCATCGCAGCGTGAACTTCATTACCTGTCACGACGGATTCACGCTTGAGGATTTCGTCAGCTACAACCACAAGCACAACGAGGCCAACGGGGAGTGCAACCGCGACGGCTGCGACGATAACAAGTCATTCAACCACGGGATTGAGGGGCCTACTGATGATGCCAAGGTGCTCGCATCACGCAAGGAGCACAAGGCCTGGCTGATGCGCCAATTGATGCAGTCAAAAGGACATAAGTTGATCCTGTCTGGTGATGAGGTTGGCAATACGCAGTATGGGAACAATAACGCATACAACCAAGACAACGATATTGGATGGGTTAAGTGGTAAAGAAAAGGGCCGTTAGGCCCTTTTTATTACTGATCCCCAAGTCTCCATGTTGATCCGTCCCATATGAGTTGCACCCCCTTGCCAACAGGAACAGAGTAACCAGCGCCGAGGCTTAGTAAGCCTCCTGAAATTGTAAATGAATCAGTGCTTGAAGTATGGTTATTAAAAATACACCTCTGACCAGCGAACGCACCTTTTGTCATGGTGTTAATAGCTACTCCTGCAATAGATATCGTTACCCGTATTGCAATGCACTCATGACCAGACCAACCCAAATCGACATCTTTATTCCCGGCGATGCCATAAGTGAGTGCTCTGTATCCTAATGGAACAGACCTGTATCCAACTCTATAAGCTGCTGTTTGCCAATTACTTCCGACTACAGTTGAAAGGAATGCTGATGTAATTGTTGACTCTAACCTAATGTTATCAAAATGTGATTCAACATCATAACCATCGACCCTTCCAAGATAAGTCATCTTCCCCGAGTTTCCTGTTACATGTACATTACGCACATAAGCTTCGGTTGTTGCTGATGCGTGAGTAACTAAATTGTGAGAAGACAATGATGCCTGGCCCCAGTCTACAGATCCAGAGTCCCAGTTAACAATTGCATCAGATGACAGGTAAACTATAGTTGAAGAAGATGTAGCAGTTGCATTGATGACATTGAGATTACTGATATTAAGTACGGCCTCTGTTACATCAAATACTTTTGCTCCTTGAACTTTAACGGCTCCGTTAAAATAAATGTTTGCCTTATTGGCACCAGAATACCCATTTATTGAGATTGGAATATTATCTCCAATTGGACCATCATAGTCAAAATTCTCTATATAAGAGACGTGTATTCCTGGGCGTAGCGCAGCAGTAATGCCAATACCTAATTTTGATCCCGCGCTTGAACAGTTCCTTATCTTGCAGTAGTTTCCACGCAATTGGAAACCGGCTCCACCTGTATCATAGCCACGATAATCACCACGCGAATGACAAGCATTAAATAATATACCCAATGCTGGGAAGTGGGTATCAAATGCATTTGCACAACCCACGGCTTTACCGTCTGTTACTTCAGAAAACATTGTGCGACCGCGAAGATACCATTTATCATCTGCTGCTACAGAGCTGGCACTTGTTGTTGTATACGCGTGACGAGCATAAGAACAACGTATATTTCTAACTGTAGTCTGAAAACTACTTGAATCATTTACAAGATATCCATAGCTAGCAAGATCTGGTCTGTTCTTGATGTATTCGCCACTAATTGAATCAACCTCGGCCTGATAGCAACCAGTAATAGACAACGCCACGGCATTTATATTATCGAATGTCTGTTGCCTAATCGATGGGCGAATAAACCCTTGGATTGTAACGCACGATGCATTTATCAGGTCTGATATTGTAGACTTAACAGACATACCAGAAAATGAAATTATTGCATTTGACGGTTTTGCAATTTTTATGTTTGTTGAATATGTCTCGATTAATGGACTAGATGTGTAAATATCGTCGCCAACAACTGCTGCAACTAACAAGTACTCACCAATAAATTGATTTGCATTTTCATTATCAGGTACTAAATCATCAGAGAATATCTTACCTATATCACCAACAACAAAAGTATGCCCTGCTGATGTAATCTTTGATACTCTGGTTGTCACGCCGCCTGTAACGCTTAAATCATAATCTGCTGCAACTATGGCTGATACAGCAGATATATCTGCACTATTTGTGAGACCCATGATCCCGTTGTCATCTGCTTGTATTATTTCAGATCCAGCCCAATCTATATGTAACACTTCGTTGCTAGAAAATGTCCTACTATATTGTACCCCAATAAGAAACTTTGATCCGGTAATGCAATATCCACTAACTCCTACTGCCGTGCAGTACTCAATAAATGCGGATATTGAAGTAGAGTCATCAATTACACCATTGCCATGCGCCCCGAATTGATTAGGATTAACAATTCCTAAACTAAATAACCCTTTGGCCTGAAACCCACTACCAGATAGGTCAATATACGATCCGCCATCATCAGTTCCAGTAGCAGCAGCAACAATCTCGTAGTCATTGCCGCCACCGTCACCAACAGCATAGTAACCAAGCGTTCGGCACTTCTGCCCAACAATCAACACCGCATCTGCAACCATATCGGCAACAGATTCAAAGACTTTAACAACAATATTCATGTCGCTTCGCAGCGTCACGTCACTGCGATCAACCCACGCCCCCGCACCAACTCCACCAGTACCTGCTGGAGTGCTTGCAGGAGGTACAACTTTAGGGAATGCGCCTGTCCACCCGTACTCATGTCCGTCAGTTTCGTACAGCAGCACCTGGCGAGCGTCAGTCAAGGTGAATCCAGCCGCGAAAGTGCCGACGCGAGTGAAGGCCATTCCAAGCATGCGATCCTGGAATTCAATCTCCATACCGTGCCAAGTCTTTCGAGATGTACCAATGCGGTCAGGATGCGAGGTCTCAGTGGTGCTATTAAGCATCACGTCGATGTTTTCTGAGTTATCTCTAAGGTCGCGAGGGTCGGATGAGCCAAGAGGGTTGCCTGTGTTGTAAGCCATTGTAGTGAAGCTCCTTGTGCGTATGAGGTTGATTTTACCGCATAACAGACAGGCAACAAAAAGCCGCTTGGTATGCGGCTAATTGCTCAAATGGCTGTTAACTAGATGAACATATCAAACATAGACACTTCCTCAGGCGCAAAAGCCATCACCAGCGCATCAGCAAGGTTAGGTGACTTCACACCACGCTTGCGCATGTGCTCTTTTGACTCAATCTTTATCTTTCCGTTAAGGTACTCACGACGAGGCTGCGCTAACTCGGCGCACAGCTTAGCCAGGACCTTATCTGATAGCTCAGCCGCATCAAGGCTTATCAGCATATCAGGATCGTGGTCCATGCCTTCACGGCACTTGTAGGCGTTATAGAACCTATCTCGAAGGTGCCACCATGTCTGAGCCTTCAGGTTACTGAATGTTTCTTTGTTGGTCTTTCCGTGCTGATACACATCATCTGGGTCGCGCACTGCCGCCGCAGCATTGAATGCTGTGATGGCTGGCGGGACTCTTGCGCTGTACTCGTAGTCAGCAACACGCTGCCTGAGCTCACCCTTAGCACCAGCGCCAACGCCGATTGAGTCGAATACCAGCTCAGTTGAGCCATAGTCAAGCGTAAGTTCCCAAGCCTTGTTTGCTGCACTGTTTGGGTCATTGTCTCGCCACTCGTGCGCCAGGTTCACTACCCATCCATGACGCCCGATTATCGCGTTGGCATCAGGTCCTTCATCTGCCACGTCGAATGCTGTCCGCTTTCCGCCAGATGCTTCCTGGTTGAGGTGCTTGTGCAGGTCGATGG